TTAAAGTTTGCAGGGTTTGTATCATTTTTTATCTCTGTTGGGTCTGGTTGTTTATAATTATTTATTTTATTTATGTCTGTCATAGAAGTTTCCATATCAAATATAATTCTCGACTTATCACTATATTTTTTAATAGCAGTCATATCTTTTTGTATTGTATCTGGTACTACATATCCATATAATTTTAAACTAAAATTAGATTTTACTAATCTTTCCCCACCAGTTGTAATTTCAAGTGGTGTAGCAAAATTATCTACTCTTGCTATAAACTGGAATTGTTCTGGGTTTCCCCAATATGCATCTGAAGCATAATTAATGGCTTCAATTAATTTATTTAATTGTTCAATATAGTACGTAGATATAATGAAGTCGTACGTTATATTTACATAATCAGGCATAACAACAGCATAACGCGTTTTAGTTGGTATAACATTATTTAACATGTTAAAATTGCTGTAGGTGTTTGCTGGGTTATAGTTTTTAGTAAAAAGTTGGACATTATGTGGGTTGTTAGAATCTAATTTATTAGATAAACTTCTAACTTTTTCTATATTATTACGTTTAAAAGTAATAAGAGGCATCATTATTTTACCTTTTTGGTCTCTATAATATCCGTCTTTTTGTACTTGTTTCCATCTTTCAGGATTACCATAAATAACAGGTACTTTCTGTACTACACCATTTTGTATTACAGTAGGTTTAATTACATTTTCAAAATAGTAAAATATAGCTTCATCAATTTCTTTAAATCCTAAAGTAAAAGGTTTAGTAGTATCATTTCTAAAAGAAGTTTGTTCACCTCTATTAAAAGTAGATGGTGGGTTTGGATTACCAATTTCAGAAAATCCCATAGCACCTGCTGGGGGTGTATAAGGCTCAATTTGAGAATTCATTATTTCTCTTTGAGTTTTTGGTACTGGTATTTTTCCTTTTTCTGCCATTTTATACAAATCTTTCTCTTGTAATTCCTACTTTATCTCCTGGTACATAATGAGTTTCACATATTACTGAAACGTTATATCCAAATTTATCTAAATCAGGATTCCAGTTTCCTGGTTGGTTTGGATAATCAGGATTTTTACCCATATAATATTGGTTAGCTATAACATTATCTACTTCATAGTATCCTTCATTATATAATATAATATCTCCAACTTCGGGAACCAACTCTGCTCCATAATTATGATCAGTAGGAGAAAAATTTTCATTAAAATCTTCTGCTGCTGATAATAAATCATCCCTTAAAAATTTAAAAGTAGCACCCCAACTAAAATCTGTACCTAAATCAGTTTCGGGGTACTCTTGATCTCTTCTTTCTATTAAACAGTTTAATAAAACAGGACCCATATAATATTTTTCTTCTGCAGCTTCACCATAAAGGTTAACTTTAGTTTCTTCTATTTTATACTTATAAAAGGCACACTGTTGGGTGATTATATCACCCATCAGTTCTCTATTTAAATGTCTAAATAGACTTATATCTCTTGCACCTCCAAATAATGCCATATCTTATCCTATATAAATTGGAAAGGGAACATTGCTTAATTCTTTCTGAATGAAATCACTTTCAGCCGCTCTTCTTTCTAATAATTTTTCTCTTGACGTTTCTCCTAAATAAGCTCTTAATCTATCAATTAATCTTTCCTTTTCACTTGTTGCTGCAGTTATTAAGTCAGATTGGTTTAATTTTACAGTATCATTAGGTATTGGGACTGTATCATATTTACCTCTAACATACCCTAACATTTCTTTACATATTGCTAAAGCATATTCAAATATCCAACTTCTACCTACGGAATTAATTTTATCGTAATTAGGGTTTTTATAAGGTACATCATAAATATTAGCAATAGCACTAGTTTCTCCTATTATAAAAGAAGCATCTGAGCGTTCTGAACCTAAAATATATTCAAAATACATTTTATCTACAGTACCATCTGGGATTGGGAATATTCTTAAATGGTTGTTATGCATCTCAAATGAGTAATTTGATCTTCTTATAGTATCACTCATTTCTATTTGTTGGATAACTTGTAAATCATAATTTAAAGGCATTAATACAAAATTAATTGCAGGGGAATAATTACCCCAACCAAATGTATCCATCATATTCATTACACCTTCTCCTGTACCTACATAGGGATCAAAAAATTTAACAATTGCAGGAGGAGATTCATAAAACACTCTCATGATTTCTATATCGTGTTTTTTATAATGAGGAATATTTTCTTCTGCCCAATCTTCTAAATTATAATCTTGAACTGATGCTGTTAAATTAACATATCCTTTATGCCAATCTACATTTCCTCCAGTTCCAGCTTCAACACCATATTGTTCTGCCATTTGAATGATACGACCTAAATTAGGAACTACTATAGTTTCTTCCATATCTAATTTAGCAGCATTTGCACCTTCTAAAGTTAAATAATTATCTCTAACTTTATAGGCGTATAATTCATTAGCATACACAGTTATAGCATCTTCTAATGCTGTGTAAAAGTTAAATTTTTGCAATTCAATATCAACTAGTGGGTAACCTAATCTTTGAGCAGCAAATTTTGCAAATTTATCTGCATCTTTCTGAAATTCAGGATCATTATCATAAAACCCAAAAGGTGTATCTCCTGGTTGAAATGAACTAGATCCGGGCCATATTGGTATATTTGCCATATTTTTTTCTTTTATGCGTTATCTGTGTTAACTACCACATACTCTACATCTAAACTAGAGCTTAATGAATATAAAACTATATTAGTTATATCATCAGGAAATGTCCCATTAAAATTACTTCCAGTTACACTAGGGCTTGAAAACATAAGGGAAGATTCTGGAAGGCATTCCATACTCCAATTATCACTATTAGATGAAGTGAATGAAACTGCTAATGAAGATGATGTATCTAAATTAGAGATTCTAACATATTTCATACTACTAGATGGAAAAGTACCTGCACCAGGATCTACACCATTAACATTAATTAAATCGATAGAAGTAGTTGGGGGTAGTGTAACAATTCTTCTATCCACATTAGTTATATCTTTTAAAGTAAAAAAAGTTTCATTTAAAGTTTTTATACCTTTAACTATATGTTCTTCCTTAATTTTTATGTGGAAGGTTGTAGGTGTTAGTGTTGATGCCATGCTGTTTTTGTTATAAATATTATAAAATTGTTTTCCATTTTAAAAGCCAATAAAAACATTAAGTTTTTACTTTTTTGAACGACCTGAAGTTCCAGAAGAACCTAATTTTATTCCTTGCTCACTTGCATCTTCATAAAGACTAATTAAATCATCTACAATAGGATCTCTATGATTTTGAATCAAAGTAATAGAACACATATTTTTAATTTTTCTAGCTGATTTGTATAAAAATCTAAATCCAGATTCTCGTTTTGATTTTAAATCAACTTGATGATCATCACCACATACAATCATTTTACTTCTTAAACCAATTCTTGTAGCAATCATTTCCATTTGTTCATGAGTAACATTTTGTGCTTCATCCACAATTATACATGAATCTAAAAATGTTCTACCTCTCATAAATGCTAAAGGAACAATTTCTATTTTACCATCTTCAATAAGTTTTTCTACCTTTTCTTTATTATGAAGGGCATACATATTTTGGTAAATAGGTTGAATCCAAGGATCCATTTTTTCTCTTAAATCTCCAGGTAAAAATCCAATTTCTTCTTTTGAAACTGTAGGTCTAGTTATAATAATTTTTTCGTAATGTCTTCTTAATACCCCATCTAAAGCTATTTGACAAGCTAATAAAGTTTTACCTGAACCTGCTCTACCTGCTAAAATAGTTAAAGTATGATTTAGTATTTCTTCTTTTGCTTTCTTTTGTTCTTCGTTTAATTGAATTTTAAATTTAATAGGGTTTTTGATTACTCTTTTTTTTCTGAAGACTTCATCTTCATGATGATTTGAGGTCATACTTTTCATATTTTATTTATAATAACTTTTTATCAATTATACATATTGAAAAAAAAAGCCCCGCTTGCGCGGGGCTTCTTAAATTAATAATCTAGGTTAGATTAGATAGAGTTTAAACCACTAACTTGGATCTTACCATAGAATTCTGGACGAACCACTTTCTTAGCGTATCTAGTCAATAGACCTTTACGTGGTGTGAAAGTATCTGGATCGTAAACCATTGGAGTCATGATTAATGGAATGTATGGAGCGAATACCGCACCTGCTTCCAAGAATTGACCACCTCTGAATCCCATTAAAATGGTATTTTCAGTCATGTATGGGTTTTTGTAAACTGTGTATCTGTTATTGATAGCACCTGCTTTCTGAACACCAAACGCATAAGTAGCTTTACTTACATCACCGTCAGAGTTACTAGCGTATCCTGGGATTGATTCCAAAATAGTAGCTACTGATGGAGAACATACTAAGAAATTAGCACCACCTCTAAGAGTTTTCTGGTGAATAATGTTGCTTAGTTTTTGCATTTTAGTTCCTAAAGTTTGGAACCACTGACCTTGTGTGTTGTAGAAACCAGCAGTGTTGTCGAATGCAGTTCCAGCAGCATTAATAGTGTTGTTATTAATAGCTGACCAGAACTCAGTTCCAGCACCTGCAGACTCAATCAACATATCAAGAATTTCAAGATCAATCTCTAAAGAGATATACTCACTCATGATTGAAGTTAATTCAGCTTCAGCATCTAGAGAATGGTAAGCGTTCAAATCTTGAGCGAACTCAGGAGTCCAAACAGCTTTCAGT